GGATACCGTCTTGCCGGTCAGGAATGCCACCAGCTTGGCCAAATACGCGAACACAGTTGCTGCCGCATTTGCCAGCGCGGTCAGGGCGGGGGTCAGAATCTGAATCAAAGGCGCTGCAGCAGTAGCCGCAGCACCTTGCAGGTTGCCCAGGGCCTGACGCAGGGATGCGCTGGAAAGCAGGGCAGTGCCCATGTAGCTGGTCATCTGGCGCAGACCAGACGAGAGCAAGTTAAAAATTAGCGCACTGGAAGCAAGTCCGGCAATGCGGCGGGAAAACCGCCCCATGCTCTTTGTCATGGCGGACAACCTGGCCTGAATTGCTTTGAAGGGCTGTTGAATCGCTGCAGCCGAAAGACGAACGGCGTTTTTTACGCCCTGAACTGCGCGCGATGCGGCAATTTGTCGGCCTAACAGGGATTCAATGCGCCGGGATTGATGCTCAACCGCTAGGTTTTCGGTATCCATTTGCTGCAAAAGGGCATCGTGCTCTTCTTGCAGCTTTTCAAGCATGGGAACCTGGTCACGATATTCCTTGGATATCGCGCCAATTTTTTGCTGCTGCTGATCCAACGTGGCCCGCAGCTTATCACTGCGTTTAACGTCAGCAGGGGAGAAATCCAGCCCATTCTTTTGGTGCTGCAAGTCCATGGTAGTGTTTAATTTTTGCAGTTCGCGCGCGGTTTCGGCGGCTTCCTGCCGGGCACGCTTGAGATCATCGCCCAGGCTGGTATGCTTGGCACCTGCCTGCGCCAGTTGCTTGTCCAGCGCAGCAACCTGCTGGGCGGTGCTCTTGGCCTTGGCCTGCAGCTCTTTCAGCTCGGCATAGGCGCCTTTATTGTTGATTCTGGTATCCAGAATGATCGACCCATCGGCCAAGAACTACACCCCCAGACTTTTGAAAAATTCTTCTTCCGCGCTGGTCAGCTTGTGTTTGGGCAGGGTGACCAGATCGGGATTGTTGCGCACAAATTCCTGCTCGGCTTTGTCCAGCTTTTTGCCGTGCAGGCGCTTATTGCGGATGGAGACGACCTGCGCAAACTGGCCGTCCCCGATGCAGCCAAATGCCCCGATGAACTCCCACCAGTGCAGGTAGGCGCAGCGGCGGCAGCTGTAGCCCAGAACTTTGTCCACTGCCGGGGCCATGATGGCGGCGTCGGTGTCCCAGTCCACAAGGGCGGGCTTTGGCACGGCAGCTTCCACCGGCTTGCCGCAGTTGATAAACACCATGGCCGCCTGGGCTGCTGCACTCAAGTCCGGCAGGCGCTTCCAATCCGGGTACAGGATCTCCAGGCAGGCAAGGGTCTGTTCCTGCGGGCTCAGCTCCGGGTCACGCAGGGCGGAGATGGCATCCAGCACGGCGCGGTAGTCGCTGCGGATGGCAAACTCCTGCCCGCATACCGTCACGCTGGTGGGCAGCTTCCAGCCGCTCACTGCTGCTCCGGGGCCAGCCCGGCGGTGCTGGCCTGGTAGGCGTCCGCGTGCCTGGCAATGCGGGCCGCGCTGGCCTTGGCGGCGGCTTCCACCGCCTGGGTCAGCATCGGGGTGACGGCATCCAGCACGGCTTCGGCCACCAGGCTGCCATCCTCGCAGAAAGCCAGGCTGGATACCCCGGCAAAGAATACATCCGATACCGGCGTGCCGAAGATGTAATCAAACCAGTGGCGCACCTGCCTGTCCCACTCCACCAGATCCTCGGGGCCGGTCACGGGTGCGGCCGTAATTTCGGCAATCTTGGCGCGGGCTTCCTCCATGCGGCCGGCCAGGCCGATGTCAGAGGGGTTGAAGCGGATGGTGCCGATCAGGGTGCCGTCCGCATCCTTGACGTCATAGCTTTTTAAGCCGCGGTCAATGTTCAGCTCCATTGTTTATTCCTCCGTGAAGGTGGGCACGCCGGCCGCAATGGTGCAGGTGCCCAGCGTTTTGTTGTTGGACAGGTGTACGTTCATCGGCATGCCGACGTAATCGGAGCCGCCCAGGCTCTGGGGCACGATGGTGCAGCCGGTGTGCTTTTCCGCCGCGAAGGAGCCGGAAGCAGCCCCCAGGAAGCAGTGGACGTGCAGCACATCGAACATGCTCAGCTCGCTTACGGCGTTGCGGCGCTCAATGTCCAGCAGCTTGGCGCTCAGCTTCTGGCCGCCGCGGATGGTGCAGGGGTCCAGGTCAAGCTCCGGCTTTGCGGCGCTCACGTTCACGTCCGTAATGCCCAGGATGTCGGTCACGGTGTCGGTGTCGTGGTTGTATTCCACGCTTGCGTCCTCAACGCCGCGGCCCAGCAGTTCCCAGGTCTCAGTACCGGAACCGCCGACGTCCACAAAGATCATGTCCAGTTTGCGGTCAGCTTTTTGGCCGGCGGTCAGGTTGATAGCAGCTTCTGCCATGGTTATTCCTCCTCAAGATAGAGTTTGATTTGTAATTGATAGCGGGCCGCGTTGGCATCCGCCCCGGTGGGCACACCGGCGTTGGATGCCGTGATTTTGGTCACGCGGTACCCGCTGACAGCGGGGTAGTTGTGGGTGCGCTCCTGCCCGCGGACCCAGGCGGAGAGCGCGGCGAAAAAATCAGCAGCGTCCAGGTTGGGCTTTAGTTCCCGCCCAAACGGCAGCTGCGCCACAAAGGTCAGGTTGTATTCGGCCAGGTCGTACCCCAGCACGTCGGTGCGGTGGCTCTCGCTGGCCGTGCGCAGGGTGTATTCGGTCGGTTCTGCGCCCAGATAGTTGGCGTTGAACAGGTCCTGCCTGTTGATCAGGGGGCACTGTGCGCGCATCCAGGCGCGGGTGGCATCCAGTACGTTCATTTTCCGGGTCTTCCTCCTGCCAGGGCGGCGGCTTCGCGGATGACGTCATCCTTGTGTTCGGCCATGGCCCGCTCAAACCAATAGGCACCGCGATCCGGTGCGCCGTTGTAGGTCAGCGGGCGGCCGGTGGGGTACTTGTGGGGCGGGCTGAAAAAGCCTGCCAGCTCGCCGCCCTCAAAGATGGGAATGTTGGGGCCGTACACCTCGCCATAGTACAGGTAGCGCGCATAGGGCGTGGCGTACACGATCATGCCGTCCCCGATGGCGCTTGCCGTGATGGCGCTGTGCTTGAGGGTGCCGGTTCGGAACGGCACCTTGGGGTCACAATAGCGGATCACCGCTTCGTCCACCGCCTTCTGCACCCTCCCGCCCGGTGTCAGCCCCCGTTTTTCCAGGGCATCAGAAAGGGCGGAAAGGTCAAGGCGGGCATCATATTTCAGCCCCATCAGCTTGCCTCCACATACCAGTGCGGCGCGGGGTGGCCGCGGTTGTCATGCACGTCCAGCACGGTGGCGGTCACGGTGCCGCAGGTGATCTTGTCGCCGGGGGCAATGTCCAGCCCAGCGGGGGCGGCGCTTTCCGGGATGCGGCATTTGTACACCCGCGCCGCGTGCAGGCCGGTGGAATCCACGGCGGTCTTTGCCTGCCCGTACCAGCTCACGCCGGTCAGGGTGGTTTCTTCTTTCACGTCCCGGTCGGCATCGCCGTCATAGTGCAGGTGGGTCAGGGTCACGGTCTGGTCACAGCCGTACAAGGGCCGCACCTCCCATCCCGGCCCGCATAGCGCAGCGGATGGCTGCGCGGCAGGTAAATATCCGCCTGCATGTCTGCCGTGTACTGTGCGGTCAGGGCGGCAGTATTCAGCGTTTCGCTGTAGCCGTCTGTGTTAAAGGCTGCCAGGCCGGGGCGGCTGCGCTCATCGGCCTTGGCGGCCTGGTAGCGGGCGGCAACATCCGCCAGCGCGCAAGCCGCCAGCTTTACGGTATCATCCACCGGCGCCCCGCACTTCAGGCGGCCAAATGTGATGCTGTCCAGATAAGCGCAGGCTTCCCGCACGGCGGGCATCCACTGCCCCTGGGTGGTGATCAGGGTGCCGCAGTAGGCGCCCTGATAGTCGGTAAAATCAGCATACATGGCAGCCCCTTACTTGGATGCAGGCAGGGTGACGGCAACCGGTACGGCGGCTGCGGCAACCGTTACGGTGCCGGTCTGCGGGCGGTAACCGTCTGCCTTGACGCTGTAGGGATATTCACCGGCGCGCAGGTGGAACACTGCGGTGCCGTCAGTGCCGGTCAGGCGGATGGAGCCGTTCACATTGACAGCTGCACCGGCAATGGCGTTGGGGGCGCTTTCGGCATTATCCTTGACGGTAAAGGTCACAGTCTGGTCGGTGTAGGCGGTCGCGGCGTCAATGTAGGCAAAGGGCACGTTGACGCGGTTCTCGTTCATGCGGGTGGCGGGGTTCGGCATGGCCCAGCCCATGCGGAAGGTAACGCGCAGGGCAATCATGTCCTGCTGGGCCAGGTTGAAGATGATGTCCTTGGTGCTGGGATCCTGGATCACGGCCTGGTCCAGGATCTTGACGTCCACATCCTGGCGGATGGCGTACACCAGCTGCTTAAAGTTGCCGGCCACCATGCGGGCAACGCTGGTATCAAAGCTGCCGTTCTCCGGGAAGTAGATCGGCGCGCCGTCCAGGGCATAGGGGGTGGTGCCCTGCATATCGCTCTTGTACAGGGGGTGGCCGTTGGTGTCCTTGATGCCGCGCAGGGACGCTTTGGCACCCATGGCAGCCACAACGCCGTCCACGGTGTAGCCTGCATCCTCCACCTTGGCAAACAGTCCGTTTTCGCCCAGCAGGGAATCATAGCTGATACCGCCGGAAACGTTGTTGCCGGCCTGGCGGGCAACGGTGATAATGTCGTTCTGCCACTCTGCCGGGCGGTTGATGCCGAACAGAATGGCCTGGTCCACCCGCAGGCCGATGGCTTCGTTGACACGCGGGGTCACCTCGCCCAGGATGTCAAACTCAGCATCAGCCAGAACGGCTTCGGGGATGGGGACAATGACTGCCAGCTCACCGGCGGTCAGGTAGACGTTTTCCCACGCCTGGCGGGAAGTCTGCTTATAGCCGGTATCACCGTTGACCCAGTAGGCCAGCGGCAGCATGGAAAGCACCGGAATGCGGGTCTGCTTGCTGGTCATGTTGGGCAGCTTGCGGCCCAGCTGCATCACAACGCTCTGCTTGGGGGCATCCTGAAAAATGGTGCTGACGACCTGCTCACGAATCAGGGCTTCAGCGCGGGAACGATCAATAACATTGGGCATGGGTTATTCTCCTTTCATTTGCCAAACGCGGCACGGATCGCCGCATTTGCTTCTTCGCGGCCGGTGGCGGCTGCCGGGGTGCCGGTAGCACTTGCCACAATACGCGGGGGTTTGGTGTCGGCGGCAAAAGCGCCGGGGTCATTTTCGCGGTAGGTCTTTACAAAGTCGTCAAAGCCCAGCAGGCTGTCCCCCTGCAGGGGCAGTTTCTTGGCGGCCAGGTCGGCCATAAATGCTTTTTTTGCGCTGGCGCTGGTAAAGTGCAGCCCGGCAGCTGCATTCTGAGCGGCATAGCCTGCCTGCAGTTCGGCCACTTTTGCGTCCGCCGCTTTCTGGGCGTCGGTGGCTTTCTGCTGCCAGTCGGGGTCATAGCCTTTCAGCTTGGTGTTGGCTTCGTTCAGCTGGGTGCGGATGGCGTCGCGCTCGGCTTTGGCCGTCTCGGCGGCCTGCTTTTCGCGGTTCACGTCCGCGCCGTTCATGGCGAACACGCGCTGCACCTGCTCATCATTCAGGCCAAGGGCTTTGAGATCTTCGGTTTTCATGGGTGTTACCTCCTGTGTAGGGTGTCAGATAGGCGTTTTTAGGTGGTGGCCGTCACCGTCTGTGCGGCTGTTTCAGCCCTGCCGCAGCCGGGCAAAAGGGTATAAAAAGTGCCCGCCCGCCCCTCATGCAGGGCAGGCAGGCATGAAAAAACCACGGCGCAGAATTTGCATCGTGGTTTCAATAATTTGTTGGTGCGGCCTTTACGGCACAATTTCAATGCTGGGCAAAACGTCCGTGTAAAAACACAGCCGGTACTGATGCGGGCAGATAGAATTCATTTTGAACTGTTCCGGGCTGGTCAACACGGTCAAAATGGCAAGCATCAAAACAAGCAGATTCTTCATTGCATCCTCCTAAAAATGGGCATGAAAAAACCACGGTGCGCGTGCATCGTGGTTGAATCGTTAAGGGCTATTCGGGAAGTTCGCCCAATCGTTTCAGAATGTTGTAGCATCCACGGGCAGCCAGTTGGGCAGGAGGAATGTCTCCATCAAGCGCAACCCAACCGTCCGGCACGGTATACTTTGGGTCAATAGGGTTCTCTTGAAGGAACTTTTTCATTTCTTCAATTTTCTCTGGCGTAATAGTGAATGCCATAATTCTGAACCTCTTTGAAATAAGTATTCAATGTATCATAAACGGCGGCTTTGGTTGTCGCTTTGTTCATGTCAAACATCAACAGGGAAGTCAGGTTTTCCAAAGCTGTTTCATCGGTATTGTTGGTTCTTTCAATCGCGTAAAGGGAACCATCATTGCCAACGGCGGTCAGAATGCGGATGGTTTTGTTTTTAGAGAATGCGTCCAAATCATCAGGTGAAAATGTCAGCCCGCTTGGGTGCGAGTGCATTACAATACAGTCGACATTCGGAACCTTGATTTTTACAGATGTTCCCGGTTCAGAACTTTCCTTGTAACCGCCCAGAGGCTGCATATCCAGCCCATAGCAGCGGGCCTTTTCTATCCCAAGCGGAACCTTTCGGGCTTCCAGCAGCAGCTTCTTGTGCGCGTTGGCAAGGGCGCGGCTGCCCGCAGCGTCCAGCGTCTCACAGGCAAACGGCTGAATACGCTGAATGCTCTGGATGGTAATCTCCTTGTACCCCAGGCTGATTTCTTTCAGTGTAGCATTGTTTTGTACGGATTGCAAGGCGCTTGCCGCCTCATCCGCCTGTTTCGCCTCCCTTTGCCCGAAGCCCGGCACCTCCGCCCTTGCGCCGTCCAGCCGCTCCCCCGTTTCTGCCGGGCGGCTTTCAGCTTGGCGGCGCTTTGGCTGGCATCCACCCCGGCGGCGGTCTCGGCCAGGTAACGGCGCTTGTACTTGCGCACCCTGCGTTCCAGCGCCCGCTGCATCTGGGTGATCTCGTACCGGGTGTACAGCCCGCCGCCGTAGGGGATATTGCGGGCGTCCAGTTCGGCCAGGCGTTCGTCCGTGTAGTTGCGCACGGAGATGCCGGGGTAGAACGGGTAAAAGTTGTGGCGGCAGTTCCAGCCGCACAGGCCGGGGGCGGTGCCGTAACCGGTGGCGGTTTCAAAATCCTCGTACCGCTCACCGTCTTGCACCACAGCGCCGCCGCGGTGGTAGACCCTGCCCTGCCACACCGCATGGGTGGGGCGGGCCCCCTCGTGGGCGGTCACTTCCACAAATTCGCAGCCCATCTCTTCCGTGCGGGCCAGCTGCAATTTTGCACAGGTCTGGTTCACGCCGGTCAGCACCGCCCGGCGGGCGGCCACTTCCAGCGTGTCGGTGTGGCCGCTGGGGTAGGTGATGTACGGCATGGTGTCCGCCAGGTCATCCACCGTGCGGCGGATGGCGGTGCTGTAATCCATGGCCCCGGTGCTGACCAGCCCCCACGCGCGGGAAAGCCGGTCCTCAAACGTGCCGGTCACCGTGTTGGCGGTGGTGGCCGTCAGGTTCTGCCAGGTGCCGCAGGTCTGGCGGTACCCGGCATTCAGCAGGTTCAGCAGGGCAGGGGACTGGTTGACCGGCGGCGGGTCCAGCCCGGCAGCAGCGTAAACAGCATCGTCCGCAGCCAGGGTCTGTGCCCCGGCGGTTTCCAGCAGCCGCTTGATCTCCGCCCGGCTTTTGCCGGTGTACTTCGCCAGCGTGGCAACGGTGTTGCTGCGCACGGCGCGGGTTTCGGCCAGCCGCCATGCCTGCCATATGGCCGTTGGGGTCAGCGGGTCCAGCTCGCCCAGGCTTTTCATGCGCCGGGCAATGTCCTGCAAAATGTCGTCTTCCACCTGCTGCCACAGCTGCACAAAACGGCGGGGCAGGGCTTCCAGCTGGTCAGGGGTCAGCATGGGGCATCACCTCACGGGGCAAAGGTCAGGGTTTCGTCGGCGGTGTTCTCGGCGCTGGTTTCAGCCGCGATCTGGGCGGCTTCCTCCTGGCTGTAGCCCTCAAACTCGGTCAGGTAGCGCTGCATGGGGAACTTGCCCGCCTGCACATACTGCCAGAACAGCTGCTTGCGCTCGCTGGGGTCATTTACAATGCTGTCGTCCCAGTTGTACACGGCGGTGTAGCTGCCTGCGGGAACCAGCTGGTACAGGTCGGCATAGGCGTTCATTGCGTACAGCAGGTCATCCAGCGCCACCTGCAGCGCGTGCTGAATGCTTTTTACGGTGGAGTAGCTGCGCTGCTTGCTTGCCATGATCTCGGTGGCGGTCTTGTCCACATTCTGGGGGTCGCTCAGGGTGCCATAGGCAAGGCCGCACTGGAACTCGATCCGCTTCAAAATGCCGTCAAGCCCGCGCAGATAGGCTTCATCCCGCAGGGCGGGCGCAAACACATTGAACAGTGTGCGGTCCGCCACATTGCCGGTCATGCAGCCGCGGTACAGCCGCCCGCTGCGCTGGTCCATCTGGAAACCACCGTCCCCGGTGGGGCGCAGGGCCGCAGCGTCCACATCAATGGCAAGCTGGCCGCCCTCGTACTCCCACAACAGGCGGCCAAACTGTTCGTCTGCATCGTGGATGGTATCCACGGCGGGGGCGTAAACGCTGGCCCCCAGCGGGCTGTGCCGGTCATTGCGGTTGGCAAGGGGAATGCGGAAGTAAGCGAATAACGGCCGCTCCACCTCAATGCGCACCTCCGGCGCAATGTCGGCCCACTCCGGCACATCGGCCAGCGGGATCTCCTGCCCCAGGCTGGCCGTGCTGGAACTGGCAAACGCCTTGTTCTGGATGGTCTGCACCCCGGCGGCGTATTCGTGCCGCTCCAGGCGGGTGTAGATCGTGTTTTTGCGCTTGAGCTGCTCGGAGAAGATCGCCCCGGTCAGGCGGCCGGTGGTGTCAAAGGTGGTGGGGAAAAAGCAGTCCCCCTGCACCACATCCACCAGCAGCCGGTCACCGGAAACATAGGGCTTAAACACTGCCCCGCCCAGTGCGCAGGCAATCTCGGTGTAGTTGGGCAGCTTGTCCAGAAACGGGGCCAGCTGCTCTGCCAGATAGTCCGCCCGCGAAGAGCCGGACAGACTGACTTTCAGCTCCATCGTGACCAGCCGGGCGAACTCTCGCGCCACGCTGGCTGCAATGTGCAGGCTGTGCAGGTCATTTTTGGCCGTGCACCAGGGGCCGCCCGTCTCGTACATCTGGGCCCACAGGGCAAGGGCATTTTCCATCTGGCCGGACAGGATAATGTCGTTTGCGCCGGGGGCATCGCCAAACAGCGTGCCAATCTGGGCACGCAGCCAGCGCAAAAGCTTTTGGAACATCTTCACTTCCTCCAATCCGCCCAGCGGTATTCGCGGGCCAGCACGGTATAACAAAAATAACGGATGTCGTCCATGGCGTGGTCGTTCTCCTTGATGACGGCATCCTGCGGGGCTTTGTCGTCCCAGCAGTAGATCTTGAACTCCCGCAGGGCATCTGTGCAGCTTTCATGGATCTGCACCCGCCCGGCTTGCAGCAAGCTGGCCGTGACCCGAATGCCGTCCAGCACATCGTTGGCGGCAGCCCGCACCATGTACCGCCCATGGCGGCGAATGGTCTCAATGAAAGACGCGGCGGAGGGGTCCACCACCACTTCCTGCACATAGTAACCGCGGGTCAGCTCTTCCAGCGCGGCGTAATGTTCTTCATCGGTGCGCTGGTGCTGGACCTCGCGGGAGTTGTAGTAACTTTCCTTGATGCGCACTGCCCGGTTGGCCTGCACGCACCACAGCCCCATGCTGCACGGGTTGTGGGTGCCGTAGTCGATCGAGACAAAAAAGCGGCCATCCATCCCGGCGGTCGGCCCGCGCAGCAGGTAGGCATCCGGGTTGGCCGCCACAAAGGGGTAAACCAGACCTTCGGCCGCCACCCAGCGCCCGCGGATGTACCGCTCATAAAACACGCCGGTGTACTGCGCCCGGTACCGCGCCTTGATCGGCTCGGACAAGCTCAGGTTGTCATCCATCGTAAAGTGCAGGTACAGCAGGTTCTTGGCGCGGGCCTGCAAAATCCAGCTTTTGTAGAACCAGTGCTCCGGCCCCTCCGGGTTGCAGTTGAACCAGAACTTGGAACCGTCCACAGAACAGCGGGCGGTGGCCTGGTTTACAAAGCTTTCCGGCATCAGGGCAACTTCGTCAAACAGCGCACCTGCCAGCGTAATGCCCTGGATCAGGTCCTGGCTGCCCTCGTCCTTGCCGCCGAACAGGTAGTAATAGTTGGTCACGGTCCCGCGGGTC